TGATCGTCAAGAAAGTTGCGAAGTCGTTCACGTGCCCAATCTTGGCCTGCATTGTTAGTTTCGCTCGTGTGCTCAATCATGCTTTTGCCTCCTCAAAATTTTTGTTCTGGTAAACTCACGTTTAGCTTTTGCAAGTATCCTCGCCAAATATCGTATGTGTTTTGGCAATAAGCTCGCGTTACTGGATCAGTTTCTTTTGTTGGTAAATATGCACTAGTTTTCCCATAATATTCTGACTCAGCCGTCTCTAACGCATCGGCTAATGTCACGTACGCCCATTTGTGCCAAAACTTCTTCATACCAGTATCGGCTTGTTGCGCCTTTTTTAGATATTCCGCGGCTTCATCAAGCTGCAGAATAACGAACAGCGAGTATTGATAATGTCCCTCCTGCATGTACTCATTGAACTCTTTAAGTGTCATAGTTGGATAAGCCATTTCAATACGCCACCTTGAACTGCAACTTTGGTGCGAAAAAACGAAAATCAATGCTGCCAAGTGCTCCTTCACGATTTTTTGCAATTGTTAAAGTCACAGTACGGATATCTGATTTTTCGTTCTGCCGATCACTGTTCCAAAGGAATCCAACCGCATTGCTATCTTGTTCAATTGATCCCGACTCTCGTAAATCTGATAGTACCGGTTGCTTGTCCTGACGATTCTCAATACCTCGTGATAATTGACTAAGCAAAACAATCGGGATACCAAGCTCGTTGGTCAGCACTTTGAATTGACGGGTGATCTCTTCGATTTGCAGACGGCGATCGGATTGGCTACGAACACCAATCAGCCCAAGATAATCAACAATCGCAAGGTATCCTTTATCTGCATCAGCGGCTCGCTGCCGCATTGTTTTGACGATCTGCGGTAATTCCACCTGCTTGTCGTAAAGCTGCAAGTGATAGTCTTTAAGGACGTTTCCCGCCTTTTCAACCTCAACCTTCTCAGCATCGCTTAGACTTTTCTGTGGGTTGATGAATTTACCAGCACTGATGCCAGTCTTGCAGGCCAACAAGCGGTTGTAGTTTTCTGCATTTGACATTTCAAGCGAAAACATATCAACTGTCAATTCCGGTTGCTGTTTCAAAGCCTCAATGATGAGATTGACCGCGAATGCTGATTTACCGACACCAGGGCGCGCACCAATCGTCAACAAACGTCCCGGCATCAAGCCACCACCAAGAATATTGTTAAGAGTGAAGTACGTTTTAATCCCATTGTCAGTAGCACCGTGGATCATTTTGTCCTCCATGTCCGCTGCCAAATCTGCAATGCTACTTTCAGTTACCGTCTGGCTTGCTGCAGTCGCATTCTGTGAAGCCTCCATCATTGCTGTCAGGTTGTCCTCACTTGGTTCTTCCGAGTACGCTTGTGCTGCTTTAATGAGCTGACTACGGAAATAGTCCCGCTTTAGCTTGCCAACCCACCAGTCAAAACGTGAGGTGCCAAAATCACTGGTCATAATGTATTGCCAATCTGCTGCTGACATCACGCCTGGATGAGCTGTTGCAAAACCATCCTGCAATTCCAGCGTATCTACGTCACCTGGCAACTTGTTCATGTAGGCAACTACTGCAGCGTATTGCTGGCTGTTAAACCATTTAGGATCAATCCATTCAGACTTGATGAGTTCCGGCTTCGTATATAGTCCATACATGACATGTGGTTCAGGATTGCTAGGGTCATAAAGTTTTTTTGTCAAGCTTGTTGCCTCCGTTCATCGTATTCAGCAATGTAACGTTTAGCATCTTCTGGATCGATCGGAATACCCTGCGCTTTGATTTCCTCAAGCACGCGATCTAGGCTGTTGTAATCAAGGTACATAGCGATGGCTGTTTGTTGCGGGTCAAACTTCGGCTTTCGAGCTTCCTGCTCATCTCGTTCTTCCTTTACGACCTCAAGGTAATCGTTCCATGACTCTTGGTTGAAGAAAGTACTACCGTCTTTGACAAACCGCTTCTCTGTGCCTTTGCTCTTGATTAGCTGTCGATAAGCCACAATGCCATCCTGAATTTGTTTGTTGGTAGCAGGGTTCTTCTTTCTACTCATTGCTCGTTTGTAAGCAGCTAATGCTGGCTTCTTGCCGATCTTCTTTGGATACAGTTTCCAGAGCTTTTCAAAGTCACTCTCTAACGTGCTGGATGCACGTATGTTTTTATTAATACTTGTATTATTCTCTTGCCCGTTTTTGGGCATAGGGTATACCCGTTTTTGGCTATAGGTATTACCATTTTTGGGCATAGGGTCTGTACGAATTTTGATATACCTTTTTTCAATTTCTTTGGTACCGTCTTTGTATTTGACATGACGTTCAATATATCCGCTGTCTTCTAAAGCACGTAGCCATCTTTGTATAGTGGTTTGACCTACCTCGTACAAAGTCATAAAGTATTGATCGCTCGCCCAACAAGAGCCGCTCTTACTGCTGAGTGCCGTGATCTCGCCATACAAGATCTTGGCTCCTTGTGGTAGCTGTTTGTCATAGCGCACACCTGCTGGAATGATGGCATAGTAACTAGGGCTTTCATTCATGATCGTCACCGCCTTCTTAGAATGGAAGATCATCATCCCTGATATCGACTGGCTGACCATTGTTGGCAAAACTGTTGCCTTGGATTGCGGCCGCTGGGTTATTAGCCGATCGTTGTTGACCATCCTGAGACGCTTGCCGTGGCTCAAGCAAAGCAAAATTCTCAACGATTACCTCGGTCACGAATACTTTCTGCCCTTGCGCGTTATCATACGTACGCGTTTGGATATGGCCTTCGATGCCAACAAGTGAACCCTTGTGCGTGAAGTTGGCAAAGTTCTCAGCAGACTTACGCCAGATGGCACAATTGATGAAGTCAGTTTCACGTTCGCCGTTTGCGCTGCGAAATTGGCGATCAACAGCAATCGTAAATGAGCCAACTGCTGTTCCGCTTTGTGTATAGCGAAGATCAACATCTTTGGTTAATCGACCTGTTAAAGCAACTGTGTTTAACATATTAATTATCTCCTCTTGTTTTGTATTTTGTACGCGGCTAAATCCGCTTATCTTCGTAGTACCGAGCTTATCGCGTCAGGCGCGTTGTTCCGCGTACTCGAAGGCGAAGCCTTGGTGATGTTTCTGTCTACCGATGAGACATTTAGACACGGTTCCGCGATTCAGTCCGAGAAGTTCGGCCGCTTTCTTAATGCTACCGAAGCAGTAGTGGTGTCCCGAAGGCGCTATAACGTAGATAGGTTTTTCTTGCACGCGTGCTATTGCTTTTCCCGCTTTCTCATTTCGAGTACCGTAGTTGATGTTGTAGCTATGTGAACACCACTCAAGATTAGATACTTTATTGTTTGTTATATTTTCGTCTTTATGGTTGATTTCCGGTAAACCATTCGGGTTGCTTATGAACTCTCCAGCGACCAAGCGATGAACTAGACAATATTTAACTTTTCTGTCTCGGTGTAAATCAACCAAAAGATACCCGCCACTATTTAAGCTGTTAGCAAGTACCTTCCCTTTTCTGTGCTGTCCTCGCATATCAACACGGTCAACGCTTCGTACACGCCCATAATTGCTTACTTGATAATAGCCTTCGTAGCCCTTGACGTCCTTCCAGACTTCTTTATCCATGTTTAACACCCCTTTAATTCACCTTATAGCGTGGTTGTATTACTTTTAGTTCGTCAGCAGTTAGCTTCACTGGCACAATGTGGTACTTCTGAACAAAACTCTCAATGCCGATTGTATGCTGCTCCACGTGGTGAATGCGGCATAGGCTCATGTACCTGAACTTTGTTTCGTCAATTCTGTTGCGATTGCGCCCCATGCCAACCGCCTCGTAATGTGCCAAGTCAGCGGGATTTCCACAGATAACACACTTTCTGAAACGGAGGCAGAACCATTGGCGTGCATAGTCGTTGGGTATCATGTCCCACGTCTTCGTCTTGAATGGCACATCGTTGCGGAAGCAAAACTCTAAAATCGTGTAGATCATGTTGCTGGCAGTTGTCATCGAACAGTCACTCAGTGAATATGGTTCAATTGCAAAAATCTCACGCGTATACGACTTCATGAGGCATTCGATCATGTCAACCGTGTCACCGTTCCAGTCTGATATGTCATGCATCAGAGCAAATATCTTTTTGCGCTGATCTGGGCTTATATGGCGCCCGTCCTCGACTTCTAACTCAATCGATGGTCGTTTACCCGCGGCAAGCTTAGACAGCGTATACAAGCTCACAGAGTCATCAGCAGTGATAGTAATCTGCTGGCCTGAAAGCTTATCCAGCCTGCCGTTTATCTTCATGCTCATTCACGTTCGCCACCTGCCAACTTTCTGAGTTCTGCTTCAAGCAAGTTTTTGACACCAGCAGCGGCTTTAGGAGTCAATGTTTCAACACTCGTTGCTTTGCTGCCGAATTTTGCATTCGCTAAGCCTATCCATATTTCAGCAAGTTCATTAACCGTTTTTGGCTTTGGCTCGCCTTTTTTGTTAGTGGCCGGCAAAGCTTTAAACTGTTGAACCATCATGTCTTTGATAGCTTTAACGGTTGCGTGATCAAGAATGGCACTTGGCCGAATAGACTGCTTGTTTTTGGTTATTGGACCATTGCTTGCTGAGCTGTCATTTGCATCAGGGTCAGAGTCTTCGGTGTCAGTAATGTTGAACATCTGCTTGTAAAAATACTTTTGCGCTGAAGTGCTGGCCTTGACCATGGCTTTTTCGCCAGTGTCCTGACCGCTGCCCGGGATGGTAAATGTCATCTCATCATGACCATCAGTGACAGTGAATGTTCCCATCAAATCAACAAAGTGATTATTGCCACCTTTGCCCGTTGTGCGATCATACTGGTTGACAATCTCATAACTGAATTTGATGACCAGACCGGCTTTGATCAGTGCCGGTTTCACAGCATCTTTGATGGCGCCTTCGCTCTGAAAACTATAATGTTGAAACGAGTTTTGACCATCTTTCTTGATAACACCAACAGCCTGCTGGGCTATCAAAATGCGGTCAACAAGAGACAACTGATTGTCTGATGTTTCATTGTCATTCTTCTCCATTGCCGTCCTCCTACTTAATCAATAAATGTTCACCGCGTGGCTTAAGCTCAGCACCCAGCACTTTTTCTCCGGATTCTAATCGTTCTCGAATCTTGTCAGTATCTGGTTCGCGTTTTACCTTGAATACATCAGCCTGCAAATTGTCTTGATCGATGTAAATTGGCTGTTTTCCGCCATTCTTAGCAACACTGATAGTAAATAGCGGTGTCTTTATTTTGCGTTGATTAGTTTCGTTCATTGCTTCAACCAACCGCTGTGAAATAGTACCGAGGTTAGATTGGTAAGCTTTAATCCGTGCTTCGAAACGGTCACGTTCTTTTTTGTTAGCTTCAATATCGGCCTTGATTTGGCGAATAACCCGTGCATATCCTTCGGCTTTGTCATTAATTGCATCCACGATTGAATCCATGGTGTCAGCTAATACTTCGGGATCAGTTGTCCCATCTTCAGCTAGTTCTAATAAACTCGCATATTTTCCTTGTAAGTCGTATAATGTTGACATAATAAGTTTCCTTTCTATCAGTCGTTGGTGTGCATACCAGCGGCTTTTTTCATGGCTTGTTTGATAATGAATAGGATTGCGTGTGCACCATCTTCTTGACCCATGGCGTACGTTTGATGGGGGTCTGTGTTGTTCGGCCCATAATCAGCAGCAACCTTGCGATATTTGGCGATCTGGCGGTTCGCTGCGGCTAGAATTCGTTCGTATTCCTCATTGGTCATCACGTCATCCCCTTAGTTTTGCTAGTCGTGCACGTAGCTTCTCGTTCTCGACAAGCAACATCTTTGCAATTGGTGTGTGGTTGCCACGAATGCTGTCTAACGTCAATTCGTTATGCTCTTTCAGCAAATCACCAATGGTACGTTCTGCTTCATTCAATCCACTGCCTCCAATTTCCGCTGTGGCCTAAGCAGTGACCAACGATCACGCCGAAGCCACCAGCAATTAGTAAATAACCAATCATTATTTGCCCTTCTCTCTAAGCGACCTTGAAATCTCTGGGAACCATTTATCTAAGAAGTCGAGCCATGGTTTCGGATGAAACAGATACCCCTTTTTGCCAGGCGGTGGATAT